CGCCAAGTACCCCGACTCCGCCATGAACGCCGCGCTGGCAGAAATGGTACGATTTGGGAACGAGGCGATGGCCCGCACCCTCTGCTCCGCGCAAGAGGGAACGGTCGAGGGGGACTTCGGCTACTCCCAATGGTGGACTTACGGGGAGGACTTCATCAACGGGGTTCGTGCTCACCGCGCAAGTGGCGGGGCCATCCCGCGCTCCCTCTTCCACGCGCTTATCGGCACGCTGGTCAAGGACACGCACGAACACACCTACACCCTCACAGAACACGAGCAGCTGATGTACGACCTGGCCGTCTCCACCCTCGCCAAGGCCGGCCACCCCATCACGGCGAAGGTACACTTCGTGGAAACCCTCGGCCCAATGACCATGGGCCAGGTGCTCGACGGGCAAATCTTCATCGCCCGCGAAGCCTTCCGCATGGGGACGCGCCAGCTCATGGGCACACTCTTTGAGGAGCAGCTCCACATCAGCGCGGGTGTGCTCGACCTCACCCGGCCAATGCAGAACATGCTCATTGATATGCTGATGGGCGAGTACGCACGCAAGACGGGGGTGGTGCTGTGACTAAAAGAAACCTTTGCAGCCTCGCCACGTTTATGACCGTCTGCGTCGTGGCTTGGGTGGGCGGTCTTGATTTTGAGCGTGGCCAGGAGCAGGCAGCGGCACTGGCGGTTGCGCTGTATTTCGGCGGCTTCGTGTTCTTCTCGGGAAATTGGGAGTAACGCCATGACTGACAATGACAAGATGAGGGAAGGGTTTAGCAAGTGGCTTGTTCAACGCAGGCTTGGTCGGCTTGTTGATTTCGACGGACACCTGATTGACTGCACTGCCGTATTTTGGGAGGCATGGCAAGCCGCGCAGGCCGAACAGTCCGTTCCTGTGGTGGAGCGGAATCAGTGCGACGGTTGCGACCGTGGCCTGCAAGTATGTGACGACGGATTGCACCGAGCGCCTAGCGGGCATCCGGTTATGGTCTGTACCCGCAACAAGTACACCCACCCCATTCAACCGAAGAAGGAGGAAAAGTGATGACAAACGAAGTTGTTATCCGCGCCGGGTGCATCCGCATCATTGGCCGGGCAAAGAACGAGACGGTGCTTGCGAAGCTCGTCTGCCACTACCACGGGTTCACGCACTTTGTCCTGGGCGACCCGGACTCCGACGTGAACACGCAGCGTTGCGAAGCCCGCCCGGTCTACCGCGTTAGCCCCAAGAGCCTGCGGGTGCGCCGTGCATAAGCTGTACGACGGCTTCCTCATGTGGCCGGATGGGAAGGGGGAGCGTCTTCCCCCTAACCACCCCTCTGCCGGGGTACTCCTGTGCCCCCGCACTGGGGAAGTGCTGGCGCGGTGGAGTTGGGGCACCGCCCCCTTCGCCTGCTACTGGCCCCACCCGAGCGACCGCTTCTGCCCGCTGTTCGAAGAAGATACCTGGTGGCCGACTGTACAACGTAAGCTACCAGAACCCGCCCTTCGCAGAATCTTTCTCTACTTCTGCGACGAGGCTCAACGAGAAGGAGTGCTATAATGGACCGGTATCCAATAGGGCTTCATTGCGGGGCCAAGTGGACAGAAAGACTTGCGCCCCCGCTTAGATTAGGTAAACTACTAATTCATTGTTTCCCCCATTCATAAGGTGCTTTGCTATGACAACAACCGCCACCACCAACCTGCCATCGTGGCTCGTCGAGGAAGAAACCTCGGTGACCCCCGGCATCAAAGCCCTCATCCTCGGGGACTCTGGCTCGGGCAAGACCTACCTGATGGCTTCCCTCATCGAAGCTGGCATCGAGGTCTTCCACCTCGGACTGGAACCCGCCCGCGCCACCATCGCCAAGGCCATCAAGGACAAGCTCAAGTCCTCCCCCGGCTTGGACTTCTCCAAGTACCACTACCTCGACTTGCCCGCGCTGCAAGTCTCCTTCAAGTCCATGAACGACACCGCGACCAAGCTCAACACCCTGTCCTTCAAGGCAATCTGTGACCTCGAAGGATTGAACCGCGACCAGACGCGTACCTTCACCAAGCTCCTCGACATTCTCTCCAACTACAAGGAAGGCGACGTCTCCTACGGCAGCGTCGACAAGTGGGACAACAACCGCGCCATCGTAGTCGATTCCCTCTCCGCCTTGAACATCATGGCCAAGACGCTCATCGCCGGACAGAACCCCGCGCTCTCCCCGTCGCAGTGGAACATGGCACAGGACACAGTCCGAACCCTGCTCAACAAGCTCTGCTTCGACTGCAACTGCCATGTATTCGTCCTCGGTCATCTTGAGCCAGAGAAGGACGAGGTCTCCGGCATGGTTAAGAATATGCCTTCCACCCTGGGTAAGAAGCTCGGTCCCGAACTGGGCCGGTACTTCGACGAGGTGGTGGTCACGAAGAAGACTGAAACCGGCTTCGTCATCTCCACCAAGGAGAGCAACACCGTGACGAAGAATCGCTACTTCCCCACCAGCAATGCCCTGCCACCTTCGCTCGTTCCCCTCATCCGTGAGTGGCGCGAAGTCAACCACCTGCCGCACGCTGGAGCCTAACCCATGTTCATCTTCACCCGCTCGCGCCAGCTCATGGACTTTAACGCGCCCCACCTCTACGACTACACGCTCAACGAGGTGGCGCAGTGCCTGTACCGGCTGACCCGCTTCTCCGGCCATCGTGAAATTACCGTCCTCGAACATACGATGTGGATGTACGACAAGGCAACCGCTATGGTCCTTGACCCGTCGACCAAGCTCGCCATCCTCCTCCACGACGCCCCCGAGGCGTTCACTGGGGACATCACCGCCCCCATCCAAGCCTACCTTGGGGACGAGGCACGCAAGCAACTGCACCTCTTGCAGGAACGCATCATGCGTGCGCTCGTGGGTAAGTGCCTTCCGATGCCCTACGAAAACATCTTCCACGAAACGGCAGTTAAGTTGATGAAGCACCTAGACAATATGGCATTGTGGGAGGAATCCCTCCAGCACTATGACGTAACCCTGCGCACCCCGGACGAATGGGTTAGCGCCATTGAACGCGAGATGGATTCCTACTTCGACGTAACCTGACCTACCTTCCTACGTCTTCTCCCGAGGGCGTAGCTGGGTAGGAAGACCCTGCCATAACCCACGGCCTAACGGCCCCAATAAAGGTACAAAGTCATGTCTACTTTTGACGCAGCAAATTTCCTGAACACCGTCTACACCGACAGCAACGCCACCCAGTACGTCCCCATCCCCGAGGGCGTGTACCCCTGCATGACCGGCATCCCGAACGTGGTGTCCGGTAACAGCAAGACGGATGGTAAGCCGTGGTACCGCCTCGACCTGCCCATCATCATCGACGACGCCGGTGTGCGCGAAGCCATGGGCCGCGATGAAGTGAAGTCGAAGTTCTCGGTGATGCTCGACGTTGACAACGGTGTGCTGGCGACCGGCACTGGCCGCAACGTGCAGCTGGGTCGTCTGCGTGAGGCTCTCGGTCTGAACGAACCCGGCCAGGAGTTCGCCCTGAACATGCTGTCTGGCAAGACCGCCAAGTGCCAGGTCACTCACCGCGCGCACCCGACTCGCTCCGGCGAGGTGATTGCCGAGGTGAACGAACTCGCCCCCCTGTAAAGGCGAGTAGCGCACTAAAGACGGGGGGCTTCGGCCCCCTTTCTTCCCACTTTTTTCGGAGGCTATTATGGCCCGCACCAACTCCAAACGCTCCACCATTGACCACACTCTCGCGGAACGCGGGGCACGTTATGGTGACTTCACCGACCACGCCCATGTCGTAATGGACATCAAAGACCGCCTGCGTTCTACCCCCAACTGGGATGCGCTCACCCAGGACAAGCAGCAAGCCCTCGACGTCATCGCCGACAAGATTGCTCGCATCCTCACCGGCGACCCCGAGTACACTGACAACTGGCACGACATCCAGGGCTACGCAAAGCTGGCCGAAGACCGTTGCGGTAAGGGGGGTCGCTGATGGAACTTATTAACATCATGGACGTTATCGTCCTCGATGACCGGCAGCGTCAAGTCTTTATCGACGAGAAGTTGGACGAACTTCAATCCACCGTCGAGAAGTTCCTCCTTCACCCGCCGACTGTCCGGTCTAAAGAAGAACCCATCCTGGTCGCTGGCGAACGCCGCCTCAAGGTGCTTCGTCGTATGTACGAGAAGGGTATCCCCTGCACCCACATGGGCCAGACCCTCCCCCTTGGCGTCATCCCGGTGCTCTACTTCAACAACGCCGATGCCACCGCACTCTTCGAGGCCGAGCTTGTCGAGAACATCCACCGCGATGACCTCACCTGGCAGGAAAAGGCAATGGCAGTGACCAAGCTGCACGACCTTCGTTCCACCGAGGCGGCTGCGCGGGGTGAGGTTCAGACTCTCAAGGCCACCGCCAACGAAATCGCCAAGGGTGAAGCCACCGCCTCCGAAGTGCGCAACGTCTCCCAGTCCATCCACCTCGGCAAGGCCATCGCAGACGACTACGAACTGGCAATGGCCAAGACCGAAGTGGACGCGATGAAGATTATCAAGAAGCGGGAAGAAGCACAGAAGCGCAAGCTCCTGGCCGCCAGCGTGGACATGTCTGCCATCAAGCACCAGCTCCACAAGGGCGACAGCTTCGAACTCATCAAGTCCATCCCCTCCGCCTCCGTCCACGTCGTGCTGACCGACCCGCCCTACGGTGCAGATATGCACGAAAAGGGTACACACTCCGTCGATGCGCACGACTACGACGACTCCGGTGACTTCGTCAGAAAGATGTTGGATGCGCTCCCGGACGAACTTTACCGGGTGATGGCCCCTGACTCCCACGGCTACATCTTCTGCGATTTCCGGTTTTTCTCCGAGTGGAAGATGGCGCTCGCGCTTGCCGGGTTCCGGGTGTGGCAGCGCCCGCTCATCTGGTACAAGGGTAGCATTGGCGCTTTTGTGGACGCGAAGCATGGGCCGCGTTACACCCATGAGTACATCATCTACTTCCTCAAGGGTGACCGCCACATCGACCGCATCTACGATGACGTTATCTCCGTCCAGCAGTCCTCTCACAACGACCACCCGGCGGGCAAGCCAGCGAAGCTCTTTGCCGAACTTCTCCGCCACAGCGGGTTGCCGGGAGAAACTTGTCTCGACCTGTTCGCAGGTAGTGGCCCTATCTTCGAGGCGGCAAATGTCACCAAGATGACGGCCATTGGGTTCGAGTTGAACGACGCCTACTACGATATGTCGATGGCACGCATCAGTTCCCTCGGCAATAAATAACAACCGGGGGGCACCCGCCCCCCTTTCCCCACCTGGAGCCACCCTATGTTTGCAGGGCCGCGTGATGCAAAAGTCTACCTCGTCTTTGACTTCCCGTTTGTTGGGGACACCCCCACCAAGTTCGAGTCCCAAACCGTCGTTGCCGCGTTCAACCTTCTCCTTGCCAACGGGATTAACCCCGCGCACTGCCGTATGGCTTTTGCTTCCCCCACCAACCCTGGTAAGCGTCTTATGTCCGACCTCCTTCACACCAAAGTGGGTGAGGTTAAATCCGACCCTGCTGCCAAGGTTTTCGCAAAGAATCGTGCAATACCGGGACATCTTCTCGGGGCAATGGCAAGCCTCCGTATGGATATTGAATGCGCGCCTCGTGACCTACTCATTACCTTTGGCCTACTCGCTGCACAGGCCATCAAGTCCAATCACGCTATTGACTCCCAACATAAGTGGCGCGGAAGTATGCTCGACGACGCACACTGCAAACGCGCCATGCCAACGCTCTCCCCTGCGGATTGGATGGTAGACTACGCCACTCGCTTCCTCGTGCAGTCCGACATTCGTCGATGCGTGAACGGGCTTGGTACTCCGTGGCCGCGCAAGCACTACGCGTTCTCCGTGTGTGAGCCTACGCGAGACGGTATCGACTCCGCCCTCGCCCTCATCCCCGCGAAGTGCGAACGCCTCTCCGTCGACATTGAAACCGAGAGCGGTGTTATCACCTCCGTCGCCCTGGCGTGGTCACACACGGACGCCATCTGCATCCCCTTCATCAAGGGCGAACTTGAACCCTACTTCCCCGACGCTGGAGATGAAGCATATGCCGTCCACCGCCTCGCCAAGCTGCTCCGGGTCATCCCTCAGATTGGCCAAAATTATAACTACGACCGCCAATACTTCGCGAAGCTCTGGGGGGTTGCACCGCCCTGCATACACGACACCATGGTCGCGCAGCACGTACTGCTCAATTCGTCTCTCGGCAAGGACCTGGCCACACTCGCCTCTATGCATTGTTCGGACTACATCTTCTGGAAAGATGAAAACAAGAACCGTGTGGTGGGCGCGGGCGATGATTATTCCCACTGGATATATAACTGCAAAGACGCAGCCTATACCTTCGAGATTGCAGACTCGCAGGTGGGAGGACTTATCACCGCCGGTCTTTACTTTCAATTCATGGCGTGGATGCGGGCGACCGAAAACGCTTACGTTACCATGCTACGTGGGACGCGATATGATTCGAAGCTCGCTTACGAACTCACGCAGAAAGCGGAGTGTGTCCTTGCGGACTACGCCCGTACTCTGGACTACATTGTTCCGAAAGATGTACATCAGCACACGGGTAGCGGTGCTTGGTTCGATTCCCCCAAGTGTCTAACCGAAACCTTTTACACCCACCTGGGACAGCCCCCCATCTACAACAAGGCCCACGCCATGACAGCCGACGCCGAGGCGATGGAAAAGGTGGCGGCGCGGGAGCCGCTGATGGCCCCGCTTGTCCACACCATTCTCGACCGGCGGCGCATCGCAAAGAACGTCTCCACCTACCTCAAGGCGAGGGCGGATAGGGACGGGCGTATGCGCACCATGTACCAGACCGCCGGGCCAATTACCTACCGCCTTGCGTCGCAGATAAC